GAGGACACAGGTTCCCCCCACACACGCGGCCGCAGGTTTTCGTATGGGGGGTGGCTGCGCAAAAACGCCACTTTTGAGCACTTCTGAGAACCCCCAAAAATGGCTGAGCGTGCCAGCATCGTGATCCTCGGAGCCGGCCCGACGGGGCTCGGTGCGGCCCGCAGGCTGACTGAGCTAGGGGTGGATGACTGGCTGCTTCTGGAGGCATCCGGCTACCCCGGCGGCCTGGCGGCGTCGTTCGCCGACGATGCTGGCTTTACCTGGGACGTTGGCGGGCACGTTCAGTTTTCGCACTACGAATACTTCGACCGGGCGATGGACGACCTGCTCGGCCCCGACGGCTGGCTGACGCACGAGCGGGAGAGCTGGGTTTGGGTTCGCGGGAGGTTCGTGCCATATCCGTTCCAGAACAACGTCCGCCTGCTGCCGCCAGGCGACGCGGAGAAGTGCCTGCACGGCCTTGTTGACATCACGCAATCGCCGCGACAACGGCCAGAAAACTTTGCCGAGTGGATGGAAGCAAAGTTCGGCTCCGGCATCTGCGATGTGTTCATGCGTCCGTACAACTTCAAGGTGTGGGCACATCCGCCAGAGCTGATGAGCGCCAGCTGGGTTGGCGAGCGAGTCGCCGTGACTGACCTGCGTCGCGTTCTTAGCAACATCGTCCACGAGCGTGACGATGTCTCGTGGGGGCCGAACAACACGTTCAGGTTCCCAAAGCGCGGAGGAACCGGATCTGTGTGGCGCGCCTGCGCAGCCCGCCTGCCCCAAGACCGAGTTCGTCTTGGGTGGCGAGCTGCACGCATCAGCTTGGACGACATGACCGTAACGACAAGCCACGGTCACCGCATAGCGTGCGACAAGATAATCTCGACAATGCCGCTCGACCAGCTCGTCGTCGTTGCCGACAGAAGCGACCTAGCCCCGATTGCGCGCGCTGGCTTGCTCCGATCGGCGTCCAACATTTTTGGAATTGGACTACGCGGCAGGCCGCCAGAGTCACTGTCGAAAAAGTGCTGGATGTATTTCCCTGAAGGCAACTGCCCGTTCTATCGAGTCACCGTCTTCAGCAACTACTCGCCGAACAACGTGCCAAAGCCAGAAGAGCAGTGGTCTCTGATGGCAGAGGTGTCTGAGTCTCCGCACAAGCCTGTCGACCGCGGTTTGCTGCAAGATGCCGTGATCGATGGGGCAATTGCTACAGGCTTGATCGACAGCCGCGAATCGATTGTTTCGCTATGGCAACACCGCGCCGAGTATGGGTACCCGATCCCGTCCATCGGCAGAGACTCTGCATTGTCTGAGCTGCTTCCGGCTCTCGACTGCCGAGGCGTGCTGTCCCGCGGTCGTTTCGGAGCATGGAAGTATGAGGTAAGCAACCAAGACCACTCGTTCATGCAAGGCGTCGAAGCGGCGGAGCGAATCGTCAATGGCCGCCAAGAAATAACCGTCTTCGACCCAGAGCACGCAAACTCAAGGAAGCATGCCTGGCCGTTCGACCGCTGGTCTGCTTGACAAGGATGACACTATGACTGGCGTCACCGCAATAACGAAAGGCGACTAATGGCAGAGTTTCGCGACAGAATCAAAGAGCTGCGACGCGTGCCGGCGCGCGATCTTGTAATCAACGAAAAGAACTGGCGGGAGCACAACACACGACAGAAGGACGCGATGCTTGAGTTGCTGTCCGACATCGGGTACGCGGATGCTCTTGTCGCATACGAACTCCCGAATGGGCGCCTGAAGCTGCTGAACGGCCACATGCGGAGAGATCTGACTCCTGAAAGCATCGTGCCCGTGCTCGTGCTTGACGTTGGCGAAGACGAGGCCGACAAGATCCTCGCCACTTTCGATCCGATCTCGATGATGGCAACGACGAATCGAGATAACCTGAAGAAGTTGCTGGATAAGCTGCAGATCAACAACTACGACATGCAATCCGCCTTGCGCACGATGGCTGCAGATGCTGACAAGCAGCGCGCTGCCACAGACCCGGCAGCACGAGCCGAGTCAGGAGGAGACGAGATTCCAGAGATGGAGCTTGAGCCGCTTGAGCACTACGACTACGTCTGCGTGATTGCTCGCAGCGTCCAAGACTGGAACAGGATTGCTGATGTCCTCTGCCTCGACAGGCAGAGGAAGCCTGGCACTCGAAACGTTGGCATGTGTCGCGTTGTCGATGCCAAAAAACTTCTCGCCCTGATAGACAAGATGCAGGTGACGCAGGCGCCTCAAAAGCCGCAGAAGAAGGGCGCATCTGATGCCGCTTGAAAGCCGTGCCATTGTGATTCCAAGCAGGCTGCGCTCTCACAATATGCCGAAGATGCTGGCCAGCTTCCCGGACGCATACGTCACTGTCGACGAGCGCGAAAAGTCGTTCTACATGGACGTAGTTCCCTCAAGGCAGCTGATCTTGCATCCTCCGTTTGAAAGCATCCCGCAGATCCGCAACTGGATTCTTGCCACGTTCCAAGAAGACTGCATCGTCCAGATCGACGACGACTTCAAGAAGGTCGTTAGCTTTGGCGTGCCTGGGACCAGCAGGCCACACAGCTACACAGACCCAGCTGACCTCAAAGACATCATTGATGCGGCGCACTGGCCAGCGCAGGACGCAGACCTCGGAGTGTTCTGCTGGAGCCGCATCGCAAACCCAATTGGCTATCGCCCGTTTGATCCGGTTGCGCTCTACGGAACGCCTGTGATGTGCGCATTTGGCATGCGAGGGAGGGCACGGAATCGTCAGTTTGACGATGCTGTTCGAGGGATGGCAGACATCGACTTCACAATGCGCACGCACTTGGTTGACAGGATCATGTTCACTGACACGCGGTTTTACTGGGACTTCGGCAAGATATTCAGCGGAGAAGGGGGGAACCAAGGAAACATAACGCTAGATCACCGCAAGAACGCCGTGCAGCTGATCCGCTCGCGCTGGAAGAAATACATCAGTATTGGGCACCAAAAGAACTTCGGCCCAAACAGCCCGATGCGGCGCAAGAAGGACACGCAGTCCGTCTCAATTCGCATACCACGGAAGTCGCAGCAGGCCGTGTCTGGCCTTCGTGGAATTGCCGCGCTGCAGGCCAAGAAGCTCGCCGAGGAGGAGGCAAAGACACGATGAATCATCTCATGATCGCCGCCGTACCAAGCTGCGGAAGTGACTGGTTTGCTGAGTGCGTCAGCCATGCGTCGACGCATTCTTACTACCGAGAGTTCTTCAATCCGATGACGAACTGGAGACTCGCCGACAAGATCGGCGCCGAGTTTGGGTGCGAGTCGCCGCTCTACATCGACAATATCTTGAGCACCTCGTCTGAGGAGTCGCTCGGTGCAATCGTCAACGATGTTTGGGCAGCGTCCGGGTATACGATGACAAAAGAGAACTGGGCTCACAGAAAGCTGTGGTATCTCAAGACGCGATTCCACGTTGTCTGCTTTGCCAGGCGCACCGAGGACTCGCTCCCGCCGACACGATCGAGGGTCGTGTGCTGGATGCACGCGTTGTCGCGCACGCTCGGCGTCGCCGGCAGCGGGTTCGTGGCAGACGCAGTTTCCGGGTACTCGGCGTGGGTCAGCGAGCTTGTCCGCACTGCCGACGACCTTGAGCTGCCGCTTGTTTGGTGGCACGACGTGATGTCTATGGATAAGGCGGCGCTTGTTGCAATGCTCGGCGCTCTCAGGATGCCCGGAGTGGATGTCGACAAGTGCGCTGACAACATCATTTCCACTAGAATGACGTTTGAGCAGAGCGCAGAACGTCGTGCCCCGAAGGACGCAGACCTGTGGAGGAAGGAACTATGGGAGAGCGAGGGCCAGCACCAAAGCCAACCCTACTGAAATACATTCGCGGCAACCCAGGCAAGCGCCCGCTGAATGACAACGAGCCTCAGCCAGACGAGACGGCTGATGTGCCATGCCCCGACTGGCTCTCTGGAGACGCAAAGAAAAAGTGGGAGCGCGTGTACCCGGTCCTCAGAAGCATGAGGATGTTGACCGTAGCCGACGAGGAAGCCCTCGCAAGGTACTGCGCGTTATGGGCAGAGTGGAAAAGGCACTACGACTTTTCCCGCCAGCCCGGCGGCGACATCTACACGCTGATGGATGCCGATGGGAATGTCCGCTACATGAGCCCGACAGCTCAGACGAGCCTAATGGTCAAGCTCACCCCGCTCTTGCTGCGGCTGGAGCAGGAGTTTGGCCTGACGCCAAGCAGCAGGTCGCAGGTATCGATCCATGACACTGCAGAGGAAGACCCGCTTCAGGCGTTTATCGCGCTCAGAGGCAAGGGCACTGGATGAGCCATACTACTTCGACGAAGAGTCTGCAGAGCACGCCTGCAGCTTCTTTGAGTTGTTCCTGAGACACAGCAGGGGGCGCTGGGCAGGGAAGCCGTTTGAGCTGCTGCCTTGGCAGCGAGAGCAGATCATCCAAGAAATTTTTGGATGGAAGCGCACTGTCGATGACCTGCGAAGGTATCGCACAGCGTATATAGAGGTGCCTAAAAAAAATGGCTCCTTGGCCCCCGTGGCGTAGAGCTGCGGGGGCCAAGGAGAGCAAGGCAAGTCAACGCTGCTGGCCGGAATCGGACTGTATCTTCTTGTTGCAGATGGCGAGCGCGGCGCCGAGGTGTACGGAGCCGCAGTTGATCGCGAGCAGGCGTCGATCATCTACCGCGAAGCCGCGGCAATGGTTCGCGCAAGCCCCGAGCTGTCGCGCGTTCTGGAAGTCGTAGAGAGCCGCAAGACGATTGCGATGCCGGCGCGCGCATCGTTCTATCGCGTGCTGTCCGCTGACGGCTTCCGTGCTGAAGGCCTAAACATTCATGGGCTGCTCTTTGACGAGCTGCATGCCCAGAAGGATCGCCGCCTTTGGGATGCGCTCAGGTACGGCGGCGCCGCACGAGAGCAGCCGCTGCTTGTTAGCATCACGACGGCCGGCTACGACAGAAACTCTATCTGCTACGAGCAGCACAAGTACGCAAAGCAGGTAATGCAGGACGAGACGATTGACCCAACCTTTTTTGGGTACATCGCTGCCGCATCCGATGAGGAAGACTGGACGAAAGAAGAAGCGTGGCGTCGAGCAAATCCCTCTCTTGGTCAGACGATAAAGGTTGATGACTTTGCTGCAGACTGCGCCGAGGCGCAGCTCTCGAACACGAAAGAAAACTCGTTCAAGCGATACAGGCTCAACATTTGGACGCAGCAAGACACGCGCTGGATCAAGATGGATTCTTGGGCCGCGTGTGCTGGCGCGCCGCGCAGGCCGCTTGAGGGCCGCGAATGCTGGTGCGGGCTCGACTTGGCCACGACGTTCGACACGAGCGCGTTTGTGGCCGTATTCCCGGACGACGATGGCACGCTCGACGTGCTGTGCAAGTTCTGGATCCCCGGCGAAAACGCCGCAGAGCGCGAGCGTCGCGACAGGGTTCCGTACCTCGTCTGGTCGAAGAACGCTGCCAGCGGCCTGTCAATCACCGACGGCAACGTCACGGACTTCGACGTGATTCGCAGAGACATATTGTCATTTGCGTCCAAGTACAACGTCAGGAAGATCGGCGTTGACCGCTGGAACTCCACGCAGCTGACGACACAACTGCAAGGCGACGGCCTCGACGTTGTAGGGTTTAGCCAGGGTTTTGCGACGATGTCTGGCCCAAGCAAGACACTCGAAAACCTCGTTGTCGGCTCCAGGCTGCGGCACGCCGACAACCCGGTCTTGACATGGATGGCAAGCAACGCGTCCGTAAAGGTCGATGCAAACGGAAACATACGCCCAGTAAAGCCAAAGCCAAACGCACCCGAAAGAATCGACGGGATCGTGTCTCTGGTCATGGCGCTTGGTGTGTTTGCTGAATCTAGAAAAGACCCGCCGCCGCCAACGCCAGAGATCCTGTTCCTATGAACCAAGAGACAAGAATCCTCTGGCTGCCATCATTCGACTCAGAGTCTCGGTCTGCTGTTTTCGACTACGAAAACAACACGTTCACCAATTCCAGGCGCAACTACGCCGGCGTTCGCGTTGACTCTGTCAGTGCTCTGCAAAGCACCGTCGTGCTGGCATGCGTGAGGGTCTTGGCCGAGTCGATCGCCTCGCTGCCGCTGCACGTCTACCGTCGCCGCGAAGACGGCGGAAAGGTCGTTGCCCGCGAGCATCCGCTCTATCGCATTTTGCACACCACCCCGAACTCATGGCAGACAAGTTTTGAGTGGCGCGAGCAGCAGATGCTGCACCTCGGAACGTACGGCCAGGCGTTCTGCGAGATCGTGCGGGACAGCCGCGACATCGTTTCAGAGTTGGTCACGCTGCACCCCAGTCGCATGCGTGTCGAGCGCCTTGAGACAGGAGCGCTGCGGTACCTGTATCAAGAAGAGACTGGCGGCCTGACGACGTATGGCCAAGACCAGATCATGCACATTCGCTGGCTGTCAGATGACGGCGTGAACGGTATTGTGCCCGTCGAGCTAGCCCGAGATGCAATTGGCCTGGCTCGCGCATGCGAAATTCACGGCGCGTCGTTTTTTGGCAACGGCGCACGCCCAGGTGTCGTCCTGGCGACTGATAACGTGCTCTCCGCAGAGGCCGCAGAAAGCCTGCGCAACAACTGGGAGAGGGTGCATCGAGGCCCCGACCGCGCCGCGAAAACGGCCGTCCTGCAGGGCGGCCTGAAACCGATGGAGATCGGCAGCAGCAATCAAGAATCTCAGTTTCTAGAAACGCGCCGATTCCAGATCGAAGAGATTTGTCGGCTGTACCGCGTGCCGCCGCATCTTGTTGGCGACCTGACTCGTTCGTCGTTCTCGAATATCGAACAGCAGAGCATCGACTTTGTCCAGCACACGCTCGTGCCGTGGCTGCGCCGTTTTGAGACCGCGTTTATCCGCGACCTGATGTTCGACACCGAAGAATATTTCATCGAGTTCGACACTCGCGGCCTGCTCCGCGGAGACGCCGCGGCCCGCGGCAGCTACTACTCGACGCTGTACAACCTTGGCGTTGCGTCGATCAACGAAATCAGGTCGTGGGAGAATCTTGACCCAGTTGACGGCGGAGACTTGCGATTTGTTGGCCTGAGCATGCAAACGCTTGGAGAAGCAAACGCAAAGGTGAAGGCCGCCAGCGAGAGTCCGCCTGCCGCCCAGCCGACTGCAGACATCGGCGGACTGACGCAAGTCATGCAGCAGGTGGCCGCTGGCTCGGTGTCGCCAGAAGCCGCGCTGTCAATGATGAAGGCCGTGTTCCCTGCCCTGCCCGATGCCGAGGCTGGCAAGTTGCTGGCTGGTGTCAAGAAGACCGAAGAGGAGCAGCCTGCTCAGCCTGCCGAGCCAGAAGGTTCGACGGAGCCGCAGCCCACTGCTGACGTGAATGGCCTGCTGGCTGTGCTCGGCCAGGTGGGTGCTGGAGCTGTCACGCCAGAGGCCGCGCTGGCCATCATTCGGGCTGTGTTCCCGACCATGCCAGAAGGCCTGGCCTCGGCCATCGTGGCTGGAGTGCAAGGCCAAGTTGCGCCGCCTGCCGATCCTGCTGCTGCGGCCCCTGCTAGTGCTGCACCTGCTGAAGCCCCGCTGCAGGCGGAAGAGGTCGAAAAAAAAGTTGGCAACGCGCCTGCGGAAAACCAAGTCGCCGAACCAGAACCCGCCAATAACGAGGGCCGAGCTGCCCCAGATGGAGTCGAGGTTGGAGACTTTGTCTCGTGGTCTACCCAAGGCAACCGGACACGCGGACGGATCACGCGAATCGTCAAGAACGGCGTGATCAATGTGCCAGACTCAGATTTCAATATCACAGGCACGCCAGACGACCCAGCTGCGCTGATTCGCCTGTATCGCGAAGAGAGCGGACAGTGGAAGCCAACCGACACGCTCGTCGCCCACAAACTTTCGTCGCTTACAAAGATCAATGACCTTGAGTCTCGCGTCTTCTGCTCGACCGGCGCAGGCGGCGGGAAGGACTCGTCCTGCTCGCCCAAGGATGCAGGCAGCAGCGGAAGCCTCCCGGACGCCTCCGACCTGACCAAAGTCAGGTCGCTCGGTGGCTCGACTGGCGCAATGCTAGCGCAAGACAAGAGCGGCAACAGTTTCGTCGTAAAGGGCGGAAACTCACCAGAGCACATTCGCAGCGAGGCTGCTGCGAACGCCGTCTACGAGGCCGCCGGAGTCTCCGTCCCGCGAACGAAGCTTGACGAATCAAACCCCGGCAAGCCCAAGCAAATCTCTGAGTACGTCGAAGCGAAGACGCTTGCCAGCGTCAAGGGCGCCGCCCGCGAGAAAGCAATCGCAGAAATCCAGAAGGGCTTTGCTGCCGACGCGCTGCTCGCCAATTGGGATGTTGTTGGGCTAGAGCAAGACAACATTCTCGTTCCAAAGTCCGGCCCGCCACTGCGCGTTGACAACGGTGGCTCGCTGACGTTCCGCGCTCAGGGCAAGGACAAGCCGTTTGGCCCCGAGGTCGGCGAACTTGACTCGCTGCGAACAAGCCAGCAAGGCAAGCCCATCTTTGGGTCGCTCAAGGACGAAGACATTGCCTCGCAGATTGGCGACCTGTCTGCGCGCCGCGACAAGATACTGGCGGCGACTCCTGAACCGCTCCGCAGCACGATGTCGCAGCGGCTCGACTACATGGAGAAGTGGGCCAAAGGAAAGTCAAAGCGTTCGCAAGACACAGTCGCCGAGTCCCGCGTTTTCTGCTCTACAGGCCCAGGAGGAGGCAAGGACGCATCGTGCTCGCCAAAAGACACGGGCGGCGGCGGAGCCGAAGGCTCGCTCAAGGTTGTCAGCAAGTCGTCCATAGAGGCCGGCAAGACATACAAAATTACGAAGCTCGGCAAGGAGTATCACGGCAAGTGCACCGCCGTATCGCACTCAGATGACGGCAAGAAAACGTCGCTGACCCTGCAGCTCGACGCTGGCGGGAAAAAGCAGCTGACGATCATGTCGGCAGCAAAAGTTCAGGAAAAGATGCTGGCGCAGGCCGCGCAGGCAGAAACCGCCGGAACGGCTGCTTGGAAGAAAGATGTCGAGAAGCTGATAGCTCAGCAGGACGCACAGTCAAAGACGGCCCCCGGAACAAAGGTTGGCGGAAAGGGCGCGATTCCGATCCCGGAAACAGCCGCGGAAATCAAAGAAGAAGGCACGCCTGCCAGCTGGAAAATAGAACCAAAGGATGGCGTCGACGACGCAACTCCAGAGCAGAAGGCTGTCCTTGCTTCTTCGTCTGCGCAGGCAGCAATCAAGTCGTACACTGGCACTGCATACGCAGCATTGAACGCGGAGTTGCGAGCAAGCTCAGACGCAAAAACACCTTCGTCGCTCTATGAAGCGGCCAGCAGGCTCTCCACAAAGATGGATGCCGCGCACCTTGGAGCGTTGAGCGTTGCCACTGAACTCAAAGGCACATCTGACAAAACGCTCTACAGGGGAGGCGGAAAAGCGCTGGCTAAGCTGATAGCCTCAATGCCGGAAGGCGGCGAGTTCATTGATGAGGGCTTTGGGTCGACATCGTCACAGCTTGGCGTTGCCCAAAACTTTGGCGGCGGCGACTTGCGCGTCGTAATGAGAATACAAACACCATGGGGATTGCCGATAAAGGGAGTCTCTGGGATCCCTGGCGAGCACGAGCATTTGCAGCCAAGAAACATGAGGTACAGGGTTGGAAAGAGAGAGTGGAGACGCTATGGCCATCAGCGCATCTTGTATGCTGATGTCATCGGCGTTGGCCCCGACAAGCCGTCTGCGCTTGGCTCTGGCAAGAAAAAGAAAAAGTAGCGAAATAGGACTGTCGTATGGCAAAAAAGAAAAGCGTGGATAGCAGTCGCGTTGAAGAGGACGCAGCCAAAGAGGGGTTTGTCGTGCCTGGCAGTGAGCTTGCCAGGCAATCCAAGTCAGCATCCTTTGCACTTGACTTGCTGATCAGCATGATTGCCGAACGTATCCGCGGTGGCGAGGATCCAGAAGTAGCCGCAAAGGCTGTTTTGGATCTTGCAAAAGAATTCTCCGATGCTGATGACATCATTTTTGAAGACGAGAAAAACGTCGCAATCGAAGAAGAGGTTGAAAAGAAGAGCGATGCCGATTGACTGGGAGTATCAGCAGCACGCTGAAGAAAACAACGAGCGGGAGCTTGCCGCCGCCGTCGGGGGGTTTGTGACTCGTGGCAGCGCGCCTGTCGACGTGGTTGTGACTCGATCTGGCAGGCCGGCGCACGGCATCGAACTTAAGACGCTTGTCACTCAGGGCAACGATAAGATCACCATGAAAACAGCAGCCATGTCGAGGAAATTTGACTGGGCTGACGAGCATGGCGCCGAGCTGCATACCGTAGTCTTTGACGACCGCGACGCCATGGACGACACCAGCAAGCGGCGCGTGTATCACCGCGTTGGCATCGGCTCTTTCCGGATCGGAAACATGCGCCTGCTGCCAGGGGGTCTGCAAGAGCTGGCCGGTCTTTTGGAAACTGAAAACTGACGCCAAGGAAGTCCGTCGGAATGGCAAAGTACGACCACATTGACTTCAGCCCGCCAGATGGCGTGCAAAAAGAGGCCGCCCGCGCGCTTGAGTGGCGCCGGAAGTTTGGTCGCGGCGGCACTGGGGTTGGCGTTGCTCGCGCTAGAACGCTGAGCAATGGCTCAAACATCACGCCAAGCACAGCGAGAAGGATGCACAGCTACTTCTCGCGCCACGTTAAAGACAAAAGCGCCAAGGGCTTTAGCCCAGGCGAGGACGGCTTTCCGAGTGCCGGCCGAATCGCGTGGGGTCTCTGGGGCGGCGACGCCGGAGAGGCATGGTCTGGAAAGCTTGTGTCGCAGATGGATGCAGCAGACAAAAGGAGTAGGCCGATGCCGAACCGGACGCTTTCTGTGGTCATGGCCGATTTGCGATCTGCAGTTGAGTCTCGCGTCTTCTGCTCGACCGGCGCCGGCCGCCGCCGAGGCTCTGGTCGTAGTTCCGCTCCGGCCGTCGAGTCGCGCTCGATTAGCGTTGAGCGCCGGTCGGTTGCCGTTGTGGCCGATGGCGAAGGAGAGCCACTGCTGCGGATCGAGTCGCGCTGCGAATGCCAGGACAACGGCGAGGAAACTAAGCGCGAGTACATTGTCGGCTACGCAGCCAAGTTTGGCGTCAACTCGCTCGACCTCGGAAAGTTCACGGAGCGCATTGCGCCGACTGCGTTCCGGCTCGTCACTGAGCGGCGCGGCCGGAAAAAGTCGCTCGACACACGCGCGCTGTTCAACCACAACGCCGACCTCCCGCTCGCAAAGCACCCAGGCACGCTGAAGCTCTCTGTTGATGACGTTGGGTTGCGTTATGAGTTCCCCGTCCCAGACACCTCGTACGGAAGAGACCTTGCCGCAAACATCCGCAGCGGCATCGTGACTGGCAGCTCGTTCTCGTTCACCGTTCCGAAAGACGGCGAGGAGTGGACGATGGAAGAGGGCAGGTCGATCCGCACCGTGACCCGAGTCGACTCGCTGATCGATGTCGGGCCGGTCACGTACCCCGCCTACCCTGACACCGACGCGGCTGTTGCGCAGCGGTCATACGACGAGTTCATGTCACGCGTGGCAACCAAGGTTGCCACGCCGAATAGGATGGCAGCTCGTGTTTCTGGGATCGCGCGAAGAGCCCGTCGTGACATACAGGCGTACTTGAAAAAGCATGGCCGCTAAGTCAGGCGATACATGTGAGCGCTGCAGGGCAGCGCGGCTTGGCGTCTATTCGAGCCAGAGCCGCGGCGAGTATCAGACTCGCTATTTGCGCTGCCCGCAGTGCGGAAGCACAACAAAAAGCGTTGTGCCGTCCACCGACATCCGGCGCCGATCTGCGTTACCTAATTAGGTAATCAGAACCCCTCGTATCTGGATGGGTCGCGGCCGCATTGCGTAGGTTTTGCGTATCGGCGCCTGTTCTCGCCGTGCAAAACTCAGGAGCTTAAACGTGGCTGCCTCTCAGATCAAAGCGCTGCTTGACGAACTCGCGTCTGTCCTTGCTGAGATGGGTGCGCTTGACGAGGCCGAGGGAAGCGCCGAAGAGGCGAGCGCCGACGGCCAGATGCCGATGCAGTCGCCCGAAGACGAGAGCGCCGAAGAAGACCCCGAGGCCAAGCCGGAGGCCAAGGCCGCCGGCGCCGAGCCGCCGATGGCCCCCGCTGATGGCGAGGAAGTGGACGACGAAGAGGAGATGGTCAAGGCTCGCTCGCTTAGCAACCTCATGAAGCGCGCCGAGAAGATCAAGTCCAAGATTGCCTTCTACGAGCGCAAGGCCGAGAAGGAGCGTGAGATTCGTTCCGTACTGGAGCGGGCCGCGCCCGCGTCCGTTGTCACACAGGAGTCCGCCATGCCCGCCGACAAGCGTATTTTCGCCCTCCCGGGCCACTCGACCCTCCGTGCCTTCTCCGGCGCGAATGCCGCCGAGCGAGCCTACCGCTCCGGCATGCACATCCGCGGCTACATCTTTGGCGATGCCGAAGCGCGTCGGTGGTGCGTTGATCATGGCGTTGAGTCGCGGGCGCAGGCCGGCGGCATCAACAGCCTTGGCGGCGTGCTGGTTGCTGACGAGATGTCGAAGGAGATCATCCGTCTCGTCGAGGAGTACGGCGTGTTTCCGCAGTACGCTCGTCGCGTGACGATGAACAGCGACACGCTCGTCATCGCCCGCCGGAAGAGCGGCCTTGCTGCTCGGCCTGTTGGCGAGAACGTCGAGATCACCGACAGCAATGTCGAGTTCGACAACGTGCAGCTTGTGGCGAAGATTTGGGGCGTGGCCAACAGGATCCCCAACTCGTTGCTTGAGGACTCTGTGATTGACCTCGCCGACACGATGGCGATCGAAATCGCGCAGGCGTACGCCGAGGCTTTTGACAACGCTGGCTTCATCGGCGACGGCAGCTCGTCGTACCATGGAACCGTTGGCGCCGCCACGGCGATTGTTGATGGCACGCACAGCGCCGGTGTTGTGACTGCCAAGACCAACAACACGACGTTCGACATGCTCGAGCTGCGTGACTTCACCAGCGTGATCGCGAAGCTCCCGATGTACGCCAAGCGGAGCGCCGCGTGGTACATCTCGCCGGTCGGCTTCGGCGCGGCCATGACGCGGCTCGCGCTGAACCCCGGCGCGGCCACCAGCGGCGCCGGAACGCAGACCGTCAGCGGCGGTGGCAACAGCGCCAGCGACGTTGGCGGTGGCTGGAACACGCTGAACTTCCTCGGCTTCCCCGTGCGGCTCACGCACAGCCTTGAGTCGAACTTGACCAGCACGACCGGCAAGGTTGCCTGCCTGTTCGGCGACCTGGCTCAGGCTGCCACGTTCGGCGAGCGCCGCGCGATCGGCATCCAGACCGCCCGCGAGCGCTACATCGAGCTGGATCAGACCTTGATCCACGCGACGACGCGCAATGCGATGGTCGTGCACGATCTTGGCTCCACCACCAAGGCCGGCCCCGTGGTCGCCCTCAAGTTCGCCTGACAGCACCCCCCTAGCTAGGAGAATCTGATTCATGAACCACGTTGCCTCCACCAAGTCCGCTGCGGCCGGCAAGGGCGCTGTCTACACGTCCTCGCAGACCGCGACCCTGACGCTCGACACGATCGGCTACGAGTACGCCTCGATTGACGTGATCGCCGGCCCTGCGGCGTCGACGTCGAGCGTGTTCCAAACGCTGACCCTCACCGAGTCGGACGCCAGCACCGGCACCTACTCCACCGTGACTGGCTTTTCGGGTGACCTCAAGCCGGCGGCCTACGCCGGCCAGACCGTGACGGACACGATGACCGTGTCACGGCTGGACGTTGACCTCCGCGGCAGGAAGCGTTACCTGCAGGTGAAGGCGAGCCCGAACACCGACACGGTGGTCGTGGTTTCGGCTCGACTCGGCAAGGGCGAGGCTGGCCCGGTCGACGCCACCGGCAAGGGCGTGAAGGTCGCGGTCGAGTCCTGATCCGCTTGACACTATCGTCATTCTGGACGGCTGGCAGGGAGCAATCCCCGCCAGCCGTCTCCTTTTCATGAGGTACAAGAATGATTGTCAAGGTGGGGAACACAGAGGCAGACATTCGCGTCGAGGCGGTGCTGTCGATGCCGCGGTTGAGCTTTACGGCCAATCACTTTGCATGGGCTCAGGCACTCATGCCGCTCGGCATTCGCCCCACGATGGGCACTGGTGCGTTCTGGTCGCAGGTGAATAGCAGGATCTTCGAGCAGTTCATTGATAAATGCGAGTACATCCTCACCATCGACTACGACACGTTCTTCACGAGGGCCGATGTCGAGCATCTCTTTACGATGGCGCTCACGTTCCAGTGCGACGCACTGACCGGGCTACAGACCAAGCGCGAAGACGGGCGGCCAATGCTCACGCTCAAGGGCACGCTCGACAATCCCCCCGCGACCGGCAGCACGACGGTGCCCGCCAGTTGGTTCGGTGAGCCCGTGCAGGAGGTGGACTCCGCGCATTTCGGCCTGACGGTGCTGTCGACGGCGGCGCTGAAGCGGTGCAAGAAGCCGTGGTTCTGGTCGCGTCCCGCCGAGGACGGCACCTGGAACGACGGTCGCCTCGATGACGACATCTACTTCTGGAGAAATTGGCGAGACAGCGGGAACCGCGTGTTCGTGACACCGCGAGTGATTCTCGGCCACGGAGAGTACGTCGTGACGTGGCCCGGCAAGGATCTCAGCTCGCCTGTTTTCCAGTGGTCGACGGAGTTCACGAGCAAGCTCAAGGCGCCCGACACTGCATGGAGCGTGCCGCAGTCATGAAAATAACTCTACTGAAGACATACAGCACATACAGACCAGGCGACATCGTCGACTGCGACGACGAGGTTGCCATGCGACTTGTGATGGATGGCACTGCCGAGGCCGAAGCTGTTGATCAAGTTGTCGAGACGGCTGCCATTGCCCAAGAGTGCGAGTCTGCTGACGTAACGCCCCATAGAACGATTAGACCGCTAAAGGGCAAGTGATGCAGTACGGCAACGGCAACAAGCGCTACAGAAGCCTCACCACCGTCACTCCGCCGATCGTCGAGCCAGTGTCGCTTGCAGAAGCGAAGGCGCATTGCCGCGTTGATACGACAGCAGACGACGCGTACATCGTTGCGCTGATTACTGCTGCACGCGAGTGGGTTGAGGTGTACATGGATGAGTCACTCATCCATCAGCAGCTCACCATGCGACTTGATTTCTTCCCTGTCGAGATTGAGCTCCCCCGCCCGCCAATGGCGACCGCAGGCACAGCCACTGCAGTAACGATCACGTACACGATTGACGATAGCATGCAGACTGCCGCCCTTTCGCAGTCAAGCTACAGAGTTGATCGCGAAGCACGCCCAGGCGTGATCCGCAACGTGTACGGAGGCTCATGGCCGTCGCACCTCAGCGACCAGAACTCTGTGTCCGTGACGTGGTGGGCTGGCCGAGGACCGTCTGGCGTAAGCACGCCGCTCGGCGTGCGGAACGCAATACTCATGCTCGTCGGCCATTGGTACGAGCACCGGCTGGCTGTCGATGCAGGCTCAATGAACGAAATCCCGTTCGGCGTCAAGGCGTTGCTTGATAGCCGCAAGTGGGGGTCGTACCGATGATCAACCCGGGAGCACTGCGCGAGCGAGTAACTGTGCAGATTGCGACTGGCTCGACGAACGCGCTTGGCGAGACCGTGATGGCTTGGTCCGACTCGACCACTGTGTGGGCAAGCGTGAGCGGCGTTTCGTCGCGCGAGCAGCTTCTCTCTGGGCAAAATCAAATTGCCATCAGTCACAGGATTCAACTGCGGTACCTGCCAGGCCTGACTCAGTCAATGCGGTTTTCGTGGCGCGGGCGAACGCTTGAAATTATGAGCCTTCTAGAACACGCAAACAGAAGCGAGCACGAAGCCCTGTGCCAGGAGAACGTCTGAGCAATGGCCACGTTCGGCATAGTCATGAAGGCCGACTACCCCGGCCTGAAGTCGTTGATCAAGGGAATCAAGGGCCTCGGAGACCCGAAGTACACGGCCGAAACGCTCAAGGAAGCGCTTGAGGCCGCCGTGTACCCTGCGTATCTGCGACTCAGGGAAGTGACGCCCGTCGGCCCAACCGGGAATCTGAAGGCCGCCGCTGGGTACATCGTTAAGGCATACCCAAAAAACGGAGGCGCCGTCGGCCTCGTTGGGTACAGGCGCTCCGGTACAGCAAATTCCGAGAGCTCGCAGGGAGGCTCCGTACGGCGAACCACTGGAAGCCCCGGAGACCGCGCGTACCACCAGTGGATCGTCGAGTTTGGGACCGCCGGGAGGGCGATCAAAAGGCCTATCACCCTGAAGCGTTTTGACCGACGTAGCCCCGTGCAGGACTACGTTCGTGTGCGAAACGGCGTTGTCGAGACCGTCCGTGGCCGTGGCATTATGCATTCCGTGAACCCGCCGCAGGGAACGTACTACATCGCTTCGAGCTTCAACAGGCTTGGGCCGTTCAAGTTCGTGGCTGGCACCGCAGGTCGCATGCAGACAGATCCGGCATACCCGAATGCGTTCTTCAGAAAGTCCAAGGGCTCGCTCATGCTGCCGCCAATGCCCGTTGGCGGCAGGACCGGCAGGCCGCCGCTGCAGACGGCTTTTGCGCAGTCGCAGTCGCAGGTGGCGTTCATTCTGGAGCAGAAGCTGCGGATTTCTCTAGAGGAAGCGGTGAACGCCATCGCGTTCAACGATACCGGGACACTCTGAGGCCAAGCCATGCCGCTAAAAAGCCCGGAAGCAGCCATCAGGAACTGCCTTGTCACGACAGGCGACGTAACCGCGCTGGTTGGGTCACGCATCTACCCCGTACTTGCCCCCGCCACTGCGCCGCTTCCGTTCGTCACGTGGCGGCGGGCGGCTGTCACGAGGGGGCAGGCGTTGTCCGGCCCGATCGGAACCCCAACTGTAAGCCTGTCGCTCGACATCTTTGCCGATACGTACGAAACGGCCAGGGAAATAGCGGACAGGTGCCGCCGCGCACTGGACGGGTGGGGAGGGACTTTTGAAAATACGGTTGTGGCAAACGTGTCGCTTGAAAACGAAAGCGATGGCTTTGCGCAACTCGTAGGCGGCGACCTCCCCCCGGTCTACACCGTTCAGCAAACGTACGGAATCCTCTGGCAGGAGATTTGAGCTATGGCGATCACGCCCCATGACGGCGCGGGAACAGTGTTCACGTTTGGCGGCACGGCTTTTACCGTGACGAACATCGTGTACAACCTGGCCGATCCGGCGACCGACAACACGATCGACGTGTCGCACCTCGGGCTCACCGCTGGCAACTCCGTCGAGACGATGGACCGCCCGCTGACCGGCAACGCCACCGACACGGGGCGGCAGGTCACGATTGACTATCTCGGCAAGGCTGTCGTGGCCGATGCCTCCAGCGCGGCCCTTGTGATTACGCACGCCGGTGCATCGTTCCTCTCAAAGAACGCCACGGTTGTGAGCTCATCCGTGACGCTTGCCACGAACGACGTCATCAAGGGCCAGGCGGTCTTCAAGGTCGCTCGCTAGTTGCCGTGACGGAGGCATCCCGTCATGGCTGTCTATGCTGCCGGCGTTACCGTCACGTGGAACAGCGTGGCGTTCACCGAGGTCACCGATTTCAAAGT